GCAGCCGCCGGAGCGGCGCTTAAGCCGTAAGGCGGGAATTATGCGGTGTTGCCTTAGATGTTACCTTTATTATAGCAGGCACTGCGGCAACTTTCCAGACCTGTTTTGGAAAAAACAAAACAATGAAAATATTAGTATTAAATGCGAAAGAGGTTTTAAACCTTTTTCGCATTATTTTTTTACCGAAAGCGAGGTGCAGTAGTGCGCGAATATAGGTATCTCACCCACGATGACCGCCTACTTATCGAAAAGCTATATGCGCGCGGCATTGCGCCGTCTGACATTGCATCCGTCGTTGGCGTTTCGCTGGCGACCATCTACCGAGAACTGCCGCGCGGATATACCGACGAACGGTTCCCCGGCGGGCGTAAAGTCTACAGCGCCGCCAAGGCACAGCAGACTGTAGATCAGAACATCAAGCGCCGTGGCCGTTCCCCGGCGGATACAAAGAAAGGGACAGAATGAATAAAGAAGTCGAAATTGCCGTCACGCTGAACACTGACGAAGCCAACGAAAAATTAGAACAGCTTACCGCCAAGGCGCAGGGCCTTGCCGATTTGTTCACCAGCATAGCCGAACAGGCAGACCGCGCCGCAAAGATTATGCCGCCGTCAGCCGTTGAAGCTGTCACCGCCATCCGCCACGGATGCCCGCCGACTAAAAACTTCATGCGCAGTATTTCGGAAATGCTGCGCATCAGTATGCCGGAATTTGAGAAGTTGGAATATTCTGTTTCGGAAGGTTATAACTGCACGGCTGGCGGCGGCAGTTGGATGGTGCTGCACTATAAGAACGGCTTTTCGTCCCATAAAATTCAGATTTCTGGTTGCACACGAATCTGCATTCTTTCGCAGGCCGTCACAAATGCGGACATGCTGCGGAACGACATAGGCTATAAGCGGTGTGAAGAAATGTGTCATCAATAACAACTCTATGCGCGTTTGGCGGTATCGGCGCAGAACTGACCGCTACCAGCAGTCGGACGCATCTTGCAGAAAGGGGTACGAACGACTGAACGGGCACTGCGCGGGCCGCTGATCTGCCGCGCAGAGGTGCCGGACACCTAAGTGGGATTTTCCCACATCCCCCGGCGGGCAAACCTGTTCGCGCCTGCCGGGTACATGTGCGGGTGCTGGCGCAGATTTCACAGCATCGGTCAGTTCGATTCTGACGGCCCGCTGCTCCTTTTTCTCTCCATACTTTTTCATAGCTGACAGCCGGGAAAGACCGGCATTATATGAACTGCCAAACGCCGCATGAAGCAAAGGCAGGAAGAAAAACCAAACAGGAGGATTGAAAGATGGACACTACCACCAAAACCCCGAAAGCCTGCATCGGCGATATGTTCCCCAGCGTGTTTCCCGGAATGCCGATGTTCGCCTATGTTCCCAACCCATACGACTGCGGACGGCCCGCCAAGGTCTACCCCGGTGACAATACCTACTATTGCGTGAAAGGTGCGCCGCTCTGCGCAGTGGATGCA